TGTATCACACCTGTGATTGTGGCGGCGAACTTGTCCCGGCCGCAAGGTGCGAGATTTGCGAAAATGTCTTCGCTGAGGACGAGCTTACGGCCGGGGTGTGCCATGACTGTATGAATGAAGGAGCGACGGCAGACAATGCCGTAAAATTTGCCGAAAGCATAGAAGAGCGCGACACGGCGGAAATAAACCCGGTGTGGGCATATATGTTCGCCGGTGAGATAGATAGTATCTTGGAGGATGAATTCAAGCGCCGGGCAGATAACGAGATGATCGCGTGTAAGCTCAAAGACGTGTTTTTGGATTTCACCAAAGACGACGAATGCTTTGCGGAATTTTTGAAGGAGGAAGCGTCATGACGCATTGGAAAAAGCTTACGAATCCTAATTTTTTGGGCGTCTATTCACTCGAGGACGGTAAGGACATGATCCTTACAATAGCCTACGTGCGTGAAGAAACCGTCACCGGGGTGGACGGCAAAAAAGAAGACTGCGCCGTGTGCCATTTCAGTGAAAAGGTTAAACCCATGATTTTAAACAGTACAAATATGAAAACGATAACAAAGCTGTTTAAAACTCCATACATAGAAGAGTGGGCGGGCAAAAAGATACAAATAGGACAGGAAAAAGTAAAGGCGTTTGGCGAAATAGTTGACGCGCTCAGGGTGCGGAACAGACTGCCGGCGGAAGACGCCGCCGTTTTTATAGGCTGTGAAGAATGCGGCGGCAATATAAGCGAGGCCGGAGGGATGACAACCGAACAGGTGGCGGCCTATACGAAAAAACGCTACGGACGTCAGCTGTGCGCCGGCTGTGCCGCAAGGCTGAAAAAAGCGGTGGAGGGCGAAGGTGGACAGGCTTGATAAAGATAATTATTTCAGCAATGTAATGGCCGCAAAATATATGAGCGTTTCGCAGTTCAAAGCGTTTGAAAAATGTCCCGCAGCGGCTATGGCCGAAATGAAAGGCGAATATGTAAAAGAGAAAACGCCTGCGCTCTTATTAGGTTTATATGTAGACGCATATTTTGAAGGTTCTTCAGAACGGTTCAGGGAAGAAAACCCGGAGGTATTCCGGCTTGATGGAGGTCTTAGGTCCGAATACCGGCATGCGGAAGAGATGATAAAAAGGCTTGAAAAAGACCGATTTTTCATGACCTTTATGTCGGGTAAAAAGCAGGTCATTATGACCGGAGATATAGGTGGCGTTTCGGTAAAGATAAAGATCGATGTTCTACATGATGATAAGATCGTCGACTTAAAAATAATGCGCGACTTTTTGCCCGTCTATCTTCCGGAACAGGGCCGGCTGCCGTGGTTCGAGGCTTGGCGGTATGACCTTCAGGGCGCGGTCTATCAGGAGATAGTTAGACAGAACACCGGCAAAAAACTTCCGTTTTATTTGGCAGCAGCCACAAAGGAGAAAATACCTGACTTGGGCATATTTTTGATTGAACAGGATCTGCTTGATTTTGAACTTGAAAAGTTCAAAGAAAAAGTCCAGTATTACGACGCCATAAAAAAGGGAGTAATAGAGCCGGAACGCTGCGAGAAATGCGACTACTGCAAAATGACAAAAGTGCTGACAAAAATAATAAAATCGGGGGAGCTTTACGATGAATAAGGTTGTACTTACAGGAAGACTGACAAAGGAGCCGGAACTAAAAAAGACGGTTTCGGGCACCGAGTATTTGCCATTTTCAGTGGCGGTAGACCGCGGCTTTAAAAACCGCGACGGTGAAAGGCAGACCGATTTTATAAGCTGCAAGGCATGGAACACGACAGCCAGATTTATTTCTTCCTACTTTCACAAAGGCGACGGCATAAATATAATAGGCCGTATTGAAACCGGTAAATATATTGATACGCAGGGAGAAAATCGAACATCATTTGAAGTAGTGGCAGAAAATGTTGAATTTCCGCTTGGAAAGAGGCAGAGCAACGGTGCGAATCCCGTAGCCGCCGCATCCGGCGCCGATGTGCACGACATTTCCGCAGAGGATACTGCTGCGCATGATGCTTTGGATTTCGTCGAAATAGAAGCAGAACAGGGCGATCTGCCATTTTAGGGTCTAAACATATGACTATTCAGATTGACACCCGGGAAAAGCAAAAGGCGATCAAGAAGATACTGGCCGAATTTGACAACAGCGGAGTAAAACACATTTCATCAAAACTTTATGTTGGCGATTATATGTCGCTTGATAATCCTCGGCTGATAATCGACCGCAAAAAGGACCTTTTGGAGATATGCGGCAATGTGTGCCAGCAGCACAAACGCTTTATAAACGAGCTTCAAAGGGCCGGTGACGCCGGTATAAAGCTTATTATTTTATGTGAACATGGCGACGGCATAAAAAGACTTGAGGACGTAAACCGCTGGTATAATCCGAGGCTTAGGGTCTCGCCGCTTGCAGTATCCGGCCAAAGGCTTTTCAAGATCCTTTACAGTATTTCGGCCAAATACGGCGTTGATTTTATGTTTTGCAGCAAGAACGAAACGGGCCGGAAAATAATTGAAATTTTGGGAGGCAAAAGCAATGCAGGTTCTTAACGGCTTTGTTAAGATACACCGAAAAATGTTGCAATGGGGATGGTATCAAGATAGTGATGTCAAATCCGTGTTCTTGCATTTGCTTTTGACAGCTTCTTATAAAGAAACCGAGTGGATGGGTAAAAAAATCCATAAAGGCCAGGTTGTAGTAGGTACAGAAAAAATGGCGGCAGAATTAGGGCTTACAAGGCAGACCGTTCGCACTGCAATTTCTAAGTTGAAATCAACCAACGAAATAACCACCGAATCAACCAACAAATTTACTATCGTAACCCTTGTTAATTGGGAAGAATATCAAATTTTAAGCGAAAGTCCAACCAGCAATTTAACCAGCGAATCAACCAACGAGCAACCAGCAGAAGTGATGAACAAATTGTTAACAAACCTTGAAAGCCTCAAAAAATCAACCAGCAAATCAACCAGCAGAAATGAACTGTCAAGCCTCATGAACAGTGGATTTGAAGAACCCGAAGGCATTTTATTAACCAGCAAACTAACCAACGAACAACCAACAACTAACCAACAACTAACCAACAAGCAACCACATCTAAAGAATATAAAGAATAATATAATATATAACCCCCCTGTGGGTCCCCCCACAGAAAGACACGGCGTAAATAATAAATTGCTTTCGGTTGTAAATGATTCGGCCCTGAGTGACGAAGCTAAAAGCATAATGACCGAATGGCTGCAATATAAAGAGTTCAAGCTGAAGCCGGTCAATATTTTGAAGCTGATCGATAAAACCGAAAAAGCCTTAAAGAATTACAGCCTGCAAGAAATAAGGGAAATATTTGATTATTCGATATCAAACGGTTATCCGGGCGTTTACTGGGACAGGCTTCAAAGAAACCGCACTGCCAAATCGGATAAAGCCGAATTGTCGGCCGAAAGCTCGGCTGCTTATGATAAAGAGGTTTATCAAAGAATGCTTGACAGCGATTACGAATAGTTGCTGTAAACGCCTTGAATTGCAATTTTAAATATCGGCAATGAATTATTAAGAAAAAGATAAAAATCAAAATCAGACACAAATACGGCGATTTTATGACTGAATGCGTAAAAATTGAAAAGGTAAAAACCTCCTAATAGAATTTAAAACCAAGTGTTTAATAAAACGAAGTGATTTTATTATGAACAAAGCATGCAGAAAAGTTCCACAAGACCCTTGCGACATTATTGCCGATACAAAAGATGCTCTCGAGTTTGCCGTTTCCTCTCTCGAGGAGGCACTCGACTACATAGAGGAGGCGCAAGAATGACCGACCAAAAAGAACGCCTAAAAAAGCTATACGCCCTCGCTCTGCGTGGCGTAGGCGGAGAAAAAGAACAAGCCCAGGCTATACTCGATAAATTGCTTAAAAAGTATGCTATGACGCTTGACGACCTCGACGACGAGATTATACAAGAGTACGACCTCGAATATCACGGCAAAGAGCAAGACCGTATTTTAATGCAGACCGTATATAAAGTTACTGACGAGAGGGACACATTTAACCACCTACAATATAACCATAGCGGCAGAGCTTGTCGTACACGCCTCCGCGTGCGCTGCACCGCCGCCCAAAAAGCGGAGATAGAGTTTTTATTTAGCTTTTATGTAAGGCTTTGGGAAAAAGAAAAAGAGTCTTTACTGCAAGCGTTTTTCCAAAAACACAGAATTTTCGGAAATCTCAAAGAGGGCGAGGAGGGCAAAGAACTTTCGCCCGAGGAGTTGTTAAAGCTCGAGCTTTTAATGAAAGGATTATCGGACGAGCAACCGTTAAAACAAATTGAGGGAGGTACTGTATGAATATCGAAACAAGCGATTTTATCGAGTTTAGCTTGCAACCTTTTATTAAGCGGCTCGATAGCGGCGTAGAGTCCCTCTCTTATGAATACGACGACGGTACCGCCGAGGAGTATTGCAATATTACCTACAAAAACGGGCACAAGCGCAGAGTTTGTATTACAGCCGACAGCGAGCGGGCTATTACAAATGATGTGTTCAAGGCACTATGAGCACCGATAGAAAGCTAAATATTATATGTTGGAGCGGAGGGAAAGACTCTACGGCAACTATAGTATTAGCTCACGAGCTCGGAATACCTATAGACCTTATTGTTATTTCCCTTTTGTGGTTTGATAAAAAGCGGCGCATATATGCCGAATATCCCGAGGTAATAGAGTGGATATTTAACCACGCAATACCGCTCTTTGAGTCCTGGGGTTACAAAGTAAAAGTAATTGAGTCCGACCGAGATTATGTGCATTGGTTTTACCACATTATCGAGCGGACAGAGCACGAGGACAGAAAAGGCAAGCTCTCGGGTTGGCTTATCGGCGGTATGTGCGCTATGAATAGAGAGAAAATTAACCCCGTTAAGCGGTACCTAAAAACTTTAGGTAAAGACTATCAAGAGTATATCGGCATAGCTGCCGACGAGCCAGAAAGACTCGAGCGCGTCCACCGAAAAGGGCAAATATCATTACTTGAGAAAAAAGGCATTATCGAGGAGCAGACATACGACATATTAAGACCTTACAACCTTATCTCTCCTACATACAAATTTTCAACCCGTGGCGGCTGTTGGTTTTGCCCTAACCAAAAAATAAAGGAATTTGCATACCTTAAAACCAACCACCCCGAATTATGGGCGGAGCTCGTTACTTTTGATAGCGTACCCAACAAGGTATCGGAGAGCTTTAAGTACGGACAAACATTTAAGGAAATATCCGACAAGGTGGACGCTTATATAGCTAACCCGCCACCCGTACAGCTATCTTTATTTGATTATTTATACGAGGAGGTGTAGCAAATGTGCAAGGCTGTTAAGTGCCCGCAATGCGGACACGAATTTACACCCGAGCAGGCAGCAGTTAAGGCGGGAGCTTGGACTACCGAGGAGGACGAGCTGCTATTACACGGGTACCAAAAGGAGCGTAAGACTATCGCGCAGCTTTCCGAGGAGCTTAACCGCACCCAGGACGCAACGCGCAACCGTCTATATTTGCTCCGTGGCGGAGGTAAGCCTAAAGGCGTAACCGCAAGCGTGCAGCTCTCGGCGAAAGAATTTGACGAAATGAGAGCGGCTCGCACCGAGGTTAAGAACGCCCGAAAGGTTGTAGAGCAGGCGAAAGCCACCGAGCGCGAGCTCTCCGCCTTTTATGCCCTGGGTAAACAGTTGCTCAACGCAAGGCAAAACAAGCGCGCTATTGCCCCGCTCTTTGCGGAGCTGCAAAAGTTAGTAGATACATACGAGAAATTTTAGGAGGTAAAACCTTATGAACAGCAGCATTTTAACCGCTATTGAGTCCCTATGCGACGATATAGCAACCAACACCAACCCCGAGGAAAACAAGAAAAGAGCCGAGGCGGTTGTTTCCCTTGCCTTTGCGGGCATTTTTACACCCGCAGAATATGACGACGAATACGAGGACGAAAGCTCCGAGGGTGAAGCGGCACCCGTTGCAGATGTAAGCAAAGTACCGCAGGCGGGCGAGCGTTTTGTGCGCGGCGGTATTGAGTTTGTCGCTCTCGGTATGGAGCAGGGCGGCGTACTCGCCGTAGCTGCAAAACGCCTCGAGGACGAAATGGCATACGACGAGAACGGCTACAACGATTGGCGCAAATCCTCTCTCCGTAAATACCTTAACGAGGAGTTTGTAAAGAATTTCGATAAAGGCGACCTCCTCCCGTTTGTTTCCGACCTCACCTCCGACGACGGTATGACCGACTACGGCACCTCCGAGGACTTTGTGGCGTTGCTTTCGGACAACCTTTACCGCAAGTACCGTAAGTTTATGCCGCAGTATGATACCTGGGTATGGACTATTACTCCCTGGAGTTGCCACCCTGGGTACGCGAGCAGCGAGCGCACTGTGGGTACCTCGGGAGCGTTGTACCACTACGGCGCGAGCTACGGTCACGGAGTCGCCCCCGCTTGTATTTTCAATCCCGAAATCTTTAAGTAATCTGCGCCGATCGGCGCGTAAGGAGATAACCAACCGGGGCCGCAACACGTTTTTGCGTGGCGAGCTGCTGAAACAGAGACTGCG